AGCAAGTATAAATTAATACTTGACAACCCTATCCTACTTATTGTAGGATAGGGCATAACGAAAGGATACAGATGAAAACTTTTTATATAACTTATTATGCAAACAAGCATAAAAAACACATAACAAGGCAAGGCAAACACGACGAGAAGTCTAGATTTGGTGTTGCTAAAAATGGAGTTGCTTATTATGTTTATTATGATTTAGATAGTCATGGATATAGAACAGCTAGTGGTAATTGGAAAGTGAGGTACTAATGAAATTACTTTTAATATTATTAGGTGTAGTGTTAGCACAAGTTAGTTTAATTATTGCTTTTCACACATCACATATGACAGTTTCAATACTGTTATTATTTTTAAGTGTGTCAATGATATTTGAGGGGTTACCAAATTATGAGTGAATATAATTGGTGTCATGGACCAAATTGCCATAAACGACATACGACGACCAGGGTAAGAGGTGTCAAAGGAAACAAGGTTTTAAGAACTGTTAAGATTAGACAAAATAACTGGACCAAGGACACTCCTTACGAATACTTTTGTGATCAGACTTGTTTACATGATTTTATTAGAAAACATTTTCAAGAGTTCGTCCGGTTACACCCAAGGACCGAGTGCCTTGAAACACCAATCAATGACCCTGTAAAAGAACATCATGAATATAATGGATATGGTTGGACAAATACAAAAATAGAGGTTGACAACGAAAGGCAAGTAGGATAATATAGGACATTATGAAACAGATAAAATATAAAAACAAAACATATAAACTTCCTTTTGCTGTGTCCCTACCTGAAGATCCAACAGCTGAGGAAAAAATTAGTAATCGTTTTGGTGGTGGTTCTTGTATGCTACCTGCGTTTGCTGTTGCTGTTTATGATGTAATCATGGGCAGTGAACTATTCCAGAACTGGGAGGACCACAGAAAAGGTCTGGACTGGTTTATAGAAAACTTTCCTAAAGAATACATGGTGCTTCTAGATTAACCATTGCCCCTGGCGCGTTAGCGCCAGGGGTCCCAAACGATTTCCAAAATACAAAATCTTTTTAATTATTAATTTATATATATGCAAAGGGGTCCCACAACCTACCCTTGTATTGCTTGATTTTCATGGTCAATACCTGTAAAAACGTTTTAAGTTTTTAATAAACATGTAAAAAAATTTTACAAAAAATTTTTTCAAATGCAGTTAGATCTAGAGAAAATAAATCGATTACCACCGGATGTTAGGAAAAGAGTAAAAAAATTATTTTTTTCTATCAGACAAGAAGACAAGAAAGAAAAAGCTCAAAAAGATTTTTTGGAGTTTACCAAAAGACTATGGCCCGATTTCATAGAAGGTGAGCACCATAAAATTATCGCACAGAAGTTTAATGATCTTGCAGAAGGCAAAATAAAAAGATTGATAGTTAATATGCCACCAAGACATACTAAATCAGAATTTGCATCTACCTTGCTCCCTGCATGGATGATAGGCAAAAATCCCAAGTTGAAGATTATACAAACAACACACACCGGCGAGCTAGCTGTCCGTTTTGGTCGTAAAGCAAAAAACTTGATTGACTCTCCAGAATATCAGCAAGTTTTTCAAACAAGACTAAGAGAAGATAGCCAAGCCGCTGGTCGCTGGGAAACTGCACAAGGTGGCGAGTACTTTGCTGCTGGTGTAGGTGGAGCTATCACAGGACGAGGTGCAGATTTATTAATCATTGACGACCCACACTCAGAACAAGACTCACTTAACATGGGTGCACTAGAAAAAGCATACGAGTGGTATACTTCAGGACCACGACAACGTTTACAACCAGGAGGTAAAATAGTTTGCGTTATGACACGATGGAACGTAAAAGACCTCACAGGAATTCTGATAAAGAACCAATCTGAACCCAAAGCTGATCAATGGGAATTGGTAGAGTTTCCGGCAATTATGCCGAGTGGTAAACCTGTATGGCCGGAGTACTGGAAGCTAAGTGAACTCGAAGGAGTCAAAGCATCACTATCACTCGGCAAATGGAATGCACAATGGATGCAGAATCCAACGTCTGAAGAAGGTGCTATCATCAAAAGAGAATGGTGGAACAACTGGGATAAAGATTCTATTCCAAGTTTAGAGCATGTCATACAGTCTTACGATACTGCATTTATGAAAAAAGAAACTGCAGACTTTAGTGCAATCACAACGTGGGGTATATTTAGATTAAACGAAGATACGCCACCACAGATGATCTTGTTAGATGCAATAAAAGATAGATGGGAGTTTCCTGAATTACGTAGAGTTGCAAAAGAACAATATGATTATTGGGAGCCTGAAACTGTCTTGATTGAGTCTAAGGCAAGTGGATTGCCACTAACATACGAGTTGAGAAATATGGGTATACCTGTTGTTAACTACTCTCCGTCTCGTGGAAACGATAAACATACCAGAGTTAATTCTGTTGCACCTCTGTTTGAATCTGGTAATATATGGGCTCCTTTGGATAAACAGTTTGCTCAGGAGGTTGTAGAGGAGTGTGCTGCTTTTCCATACGGTGATCATGACGACTTGGTTGATAGTACAACACAAGCCATTATGCGTTTTAGACAAGGTGGTTTAATAAGTCATCCTGAAGATTATCAAGATGAAAAACTACCTAGAAGAAAATTTAAATACTATTGGTAAACTATGACTATAAAATTAACTATTGAACTTATAAGATTCTTGAATGCAGCAAAACGTTTGTACAGTCAAGGTTTCATGAAAAAAGAAGAAATATTAGATTTTGCAAGAAGAGAGTTTGGTGAAATTAGTGGTGTTTTAAAAACTAGACTAGATCAAATATTCAAGAAGCCAGCAACAGGCATCAAGAAACAAGAGACTAAAAAAGGTGAAGTTGTGCCCCTTAAAAAAGAAAATTTAAATCGTCAGTTAACTGATGATGAGATTGAGGAGTTAGAAATAGAACTAGCAGTTAGCGATCCAGATGGACCTAGTCTTTCTGAGGTTTATCCGGACTTTGATGGCACAGTGGGGTCTGCAAACAAAATAAGAAAAGAACGTGCAGACTACATTGCTGATATGGAAGTAGAATATAAAAAAGGTAAACTAGATCCAGTAGCAGGTGATAAGTCTCCAGCTAGAAAAAAATTTTTAGAAAAAAAATTAGAAGAGATGGAAGCAAGTGGTGACAAAAGATTAATGACACCAGATGAGATAGAAGAATTATCTGCGTTTGATTTTCAAACAAACATGGATAAAGCAACAAAAAAACCAACAGAAAAAGAGATGACCGAAATTGCTCTTAACAATTTAATTAAAAAAAGATTTGATAGAAAACGTTTAGGAACAATATCTCAAGATGCAAACGCTAGAACTGCTATTAGAGAATTTTTAACAAGAAGAATAAATGATGGCACACTCAAGATACCAGATAAAATAGATGAAGATGCAATAAAAAATTTTAGAGGAAACGTTGATCCAATTGATGTATTCAGAAAAGCATACGGTGAGGATGCGATAGGTGTTGTTGCAAGAGTACAAGAAGAGTTTCCTGATGCATTTAGAGGAGATAGTTTTAAAGAGATAGGCGATGAGTTTGAAAGACTTTATAAATTAGAGGCAGAAAATTTTGGAAGTGAACTACCAAAACCAAAAGATAAATATGGTTTTGATGAAGGTTTAATGACAGACGAAGAATTAGAAAAAGCTTTACGTAAAGATTTAGAAGAAAAACAAATGCTAGAAGATTTTGACGTAACAGATAGAGAACCAAACGAAGCTGGTGGAATAGCAGGCATATTAAAATTATAATGAAAATATCAGAATACAATGAGATGATGGCGTATCTTTTGCGGCCAAGACAGAAGTTTGCAAATGGTGGTAATGTTCTTCCTAAAAATATAAGGTTAACTCCACAAGGACAATATAGATTTTCGAGTCAAGCAGGAAATAAAAATTTTTCAAAAATTTTTCCTAAAGGAACTAAATTAGAGGATGTATTAGCTTTTAGAGATGGATATCTTAAACAATTTGGAATTGAAGAGGGACAACTAAGACCAGTTAATCCTGATAGAGGTAATTATGTAGGTGTTAAAGGTGAAAAACATATAAAGTTTAATGGCATCACTTATCAGGTTGCAGTTCAAAGAATGAAAGACGGAAAGATGGTTACTGAAAAACCTTTTTATACTTCAAGTTTAAAAGAGGCAAAAGAAGTTAGAGATGAAAGAGTTGCAAAATCTCCACCTAAAGTAGAAAAAGGTGTTGTTAAACCTGACCGAGAAAAAATACAAAGAAAAATAGACAAAAGAAGATTTATTCAAAAAACAAAAGAGGGTCGATCTGGGATAAAATTTCTTGCTTCAAAAGGATATCAAGTTCACCATTTACTTCCACTTACATTAGCTGGTCCTGATACCAATACAAGAGACCTTGCCGTTATAAGTGCACAAATGAATCGAGAGATGGCACAATTTGATAAACCAATTAAAAACCTAACTGAAGAAGCATTTTTATTAGATTATAATGGTGATAGAAAAAATTCTTTCAAAAGATTAGATGAAATAAATAAAGAATTAAATGATATTGTTAAAAAAGGAGTTAAAAAACTAGGGCCAAAATACAAAGGTTTAATTGGATTTAATGAAATTATACCTATCCCTGATGAAAACGGACAAATTTTTAGTTTAGACTTTAAACCTACTGGTATAGATTTTAAAAAAAGCATTGCAAAAGATATAAAAGTTCCTGAAAAAGTAAAAAATATTTCAACATCAGAATTACAAAAATTAGTTTCTGAGGCACCTACTTTTTCTGCAAACCCATTTCTTGATCCTAGAAATATTTTAACAGGACTAGGTGATGTTGCCAGAGTCTTGAGCACACCAACAGTTGCTGCAACTTTTGCTGGTACATCAATAAAAGAAAATTTAGACAAAGGTGAAAGTTTGCCTGAAGCCTTAGCAGATCCAATGGTTGGTGTTGAATTATTGTATCCTGAACTTGGAAGAAGAACTGTGGGTCAACTCGCACCCAGAGGTGCAGGTATTTTATCTACAATTGGTAGAGTAGCTGCTAATCCATTTTTTGGAGCAGCTAGAGCTTTCACACCTATTGGTGCAGGTTTAACTGCAGTCGGTTTAGCAAAAGATGCATATGAAAGATACCAAGAACTAGAGGCGATGAGTCCTGAGCAAAGAGAAGAACTTGCAAGAGAAAGAGATGAGTTTTCCTTTGGAGAGTTTGGAGGTGCTTAATGATAGGTAAAAAATCAGGCCCACCACCAAGATCTGGCCCAGATGCACAGGGGTTGAATATTAACTACAATACTGTTAAGACAGTAAAACTGGAGAAAACAAATGGCAGAAATAGACAAGTCTTTACCAAACGTAAAGCAAACGATAAGTATTCCAAGTCCTGAGGAAGCACAGGTAGAAATACAAGAAAAAGAATTAGAGGAAGCTAAAGATAGGCCGATAGATATACAACCAAATGAAGATGGTAGTGTTGATGTAAACTTTGACCCTAATGTTGGTAGTCAAGAACAAGGTGAAGATCATTTTGCTAATTTAGCAGAATTATTACCAGAAGAAGTTTTAGCCCCAATGGGACATGAGTTGTATGAAAATTATGTCAACTATAAATCATCTAGAAAAGATTGGGAGCATGCGTATACAAATGGTTTAGATCTTTTAGGATTTAAGTATGAAGAAAAATCAGAACCATTCAAAGGTGCATCAGGTGCAACACACCCAGTTTTAGCAGAGGCTGTTACACAGTTTCAAGCGCTAGCTTACAAAGAATTATTGCCATCACAAGGACCAGTTAGAACACAGATTCTTGGTCTATCAACTCCAGACAAAGAACAACAAGCACTTCGTGTCAAAGAATTTATGAATTATCAGATTATGTCTGAGATGAAAGAATATGAATCTGAGTTTGATCAAATGTTATTTTATTTACCATTAACAGGTTCAACATTTAAAAAAGTTTACTACGATGAGATTATGCAAAGAACAGTTTCTAAATTTGTTCCTGCAGATGATTTGATTGTTCCGTACTCTGCAACATCATTGGATGATGCAGAAACTATTATTCACGTCATTAAGATGACAGAAAATGATTTACGTAAACAACAAGTGGGTGGTTTTTACAGAGATATAGAATTAACTCCAGGCTTAGATAATGAAACAGAATCACAGAAAAAAGAGCGTGAGTTAGATGGCGTTTCTAAAACTAAAGATCAAAGAATGTTTACTTTATTAGAGTGTCATGTTGATTTAGATATCGAAGGATTTGAAGACATGAACACACAAGGTGAGCCTACAGGAATTAAACTTCCATACATAGTTACGATTGATGAAGGATCAAAAGAAGTTTTATCAATTAGAAGAAACTATGAAGTTGGAGACTCTACAAGAAGTAAAGTTAGATATTTTGTACAATTTAAATTTTTACCTGGCACAGGATTTTATGGTTTTGGTTTAATTCACATGATTGGTGGATTATCTAGATCTGCAACAGCTGCGTTAAGATCGTTGCTTGATGCAGGAACCTTTTCTAATCAACCGTCAGGATTTAAAATGCGTGGCATAAAATTAAGAGACGAAGCAGCTCCAATCCAACCAGGAGAGTTTAGAGACGTTGACGCTCCAGGCGGAAACTTACGAGACGCATTTATGCCTTTACCTTTCAAAGAACCATCAGGCACACTATTACAATTAATGGGCATAGTGGTTCAAGCAGGACAAAGATTTGCATCTATAGCTGACCTACAAGTTGGCGAAGGCAATCAACAAGCTGCAGTTGGTACAACTGTTGCTATGTTAGAAAGAGGATCTAGAACAATGTCAGCAATTCATAAAAGATTATATGCTTCTATGAAACGTGAGTTTGGTTTAATGGCTAGAGTTTTTAAACTTTACTTACCTCCAGTTTATCCGTATGATGTTGTTGGCGGTCAGAGACAAATCAAGCAATCTGATTTCGATGACCGCATAGATATATTGCCGGTTGCAGATCCAAATATATTTTCTCAAACGCAGCGGATATCACTCGCTCAAACGGAAATGCAACTGGCAGCTTCAAATCCAGCTATTCACAACCAATACGAAGTTTACAGAAACATGTATGAAGCGTTAGGCGTAAAAGATATTGATTTAATATTAAAAAGACCAGAACAACCAATGCCAAAAGACCCTGCACTAGAACATATCGATGCTTTAGCAGGTAAACCTTTTCAAGCTTTTCCTGGTCAGGACCATCAAGCGCATATTACAGCCCATTTAAATTTTATGGAGACAAATATGGTGAAAAATTCACCAGTTATTGGGGCTGCAATACAAAAAAATATACTAGAACACATAAGTTTGATGGCTCAAGAGCAAATTGAAGTAGAATTTAGAGATGAATTACCACAATTAGCACAAATGCAACAAGCTGCGATGCAAAATCCAATGATGCAACAACAAATGAGGATGTTACAAGAGAGAATTGAAGCTAGAAAAGCAGTTTTAGTGTCTGAAATGATGGAAGATTTCAAAAATGAAGAGAAAAAAATAACTTCACAGTTTGATAATGACCCAGTTGCAGCGTTAAGAGCTAGAGAACTTGATTTACAAGCAAGAGAAAACGCTAGAAAAGAAAAAGAAGGCGAAGAAAGGCTAAATTTAGACAAAATGAGAGCTATGATGAACGATCAAAACCAAGATGAGAAGTTAAAACAAAATGAAGAGCTTGCAAAAATGAGAGCAGACACTTCAATACAAAAAACTATACTAAGTAAGACGATACCACCTGCTAAAGGAATACCAGATGCTATCTCAATAGTTAGAAAAGGAGAATAATATGTGGTTACAAGCAATTAAATTAGCCGTTTCTGCTGGAAGTAAAATTTATGCTAACAAGCAGAAAACTAAAATGGCGATGTCAGAGGCACAACTTATGCATGCTGAAAAAATGGCCCGTGGCCAGGAAGCTTACCAGGGTAAGTTGCTGGAAGCCAGACAATCAGACTGGAAGGACGAGGCAGTTTTAATAATTCTTAGTTTGCCTGTGTTGGTGCTTGCATATGCAGTCATATCAGATGACCCAACTGCTATGGATAAAGTAAAATTGTTTTTTGAGATGTTCTCGCAGCTCCCGTCATGGTTCACAAACCTGTGGATCCTTGTGGTTGCGAGCATATATGGTATAAAGGGAACGCAAATTTTTAGAAACGGAGGAAATAAAAATGGCAAATAGACTATACAACAAACAAGTATCACCTAAAGGTTACAAAATGGGTGGACGTGTTAAAAAAATGGGTGGCGGAATGATGAAGAGAAAACCTATGATGAAAGGATCTAAACCTGATTTTCTAGATTTAGACAAAGACAATAACAAGACTGAATCTATGAAGTCTGCAGCTGCTTCAGCTAAAAAAATGATGAAGGGTGGCAGAGTTAAGAAAATGGGTGGCGGCTCTATGATGAAAAAAAGAGAAGCTATGAAAAAAGGATCTATTCCACCACAACTTAGAAAATTCGTTATGGCTAAAAAGAAAAAAGCCAAAATGAAAAAGAAAAAAGCATAATGGCTGGAAAAGGTCTGTATGCAAACATCCACGCTAAAAGAAAGCGTGGAGGTAAAATGCGAAAAAAAGGTGCTAAAGGTGCACCGACTGCAGCAAACTTTAGGAGAGCTGCACAAACAGCGAGGAAAAGATAATGACTAAACTATGTCCAAGAGGTAAAGCCGCAGCGAAGAGAAAATTTAAAGTGTATCCGTCAGCATATGCTAATGCCTACGCTTCTAAAATTTGTGCTGGTAAGATTAAAGATCCATCTGGTGTAAAAAGAAAAGACTTTAGAGGTCCTAAAAAAGCTGAAGGTGGTAGAATCTACAAAGCTGGTGGTGGACTTACTGAAGCTACACAAAGACTAAGACGACAAGGTCTAGGTATGGGTGGTAAAGCTTGCATACAAATAAAAGGATTTGGTAAAGCACGAAGACCAAATAAATAACATGGCAAAGAACGGTTTAAAAAAATGGTTCGCACAAAAATGGGTAGATATTGGGAGCAAGCGAAAGGATGGTTCTTTCGCGAAGTGTGGTCGTTCAAAACAAAAGAAGGACGCCAAACGGAAGTATCCCAAGTGTGTCCCACTTGCGAAAGCAAGAAGAATGTCAGAAGGCCAAAGAAGATCTGCCGTTGCAAGGAAACGGGCAGCTGCCAATGTGGGACCAAAACCAACTAACGTTAAAACATTTGCAAAAAGAAAAAAAGCAGCTGAGGGTTACGCTGCTGGTTATACTGGTAAAAGTATAAAAGGTAATTACGGAGGAGTTGAATTATCTAATCCATCATATATTAAATATTATGGACCAAAGTTCATGCCATGAGAAGTTATTATTCAAAAGGCACAATGCCTCCTAGAAACAAAAAGAATTTCAGATCTACAAAATCTGGAGCAGGTATGACACGAGCCGGTGTCAAGGCCTATAGAAGACTAAATCCCGGTTCAAAACTAAAAACAGCGGTCACTGGCAAAGTCAAACCAGGATCTAAAGCTGCTAAACGACGTAAATCATTCTGTGCAAGAAGCGCAGGGCAAATGAAAAAGTTTCCAAAAGCTGCAAAAGATCCTAATTCAAGACTAAGACAGGCTCGCAGAAGATGGAAATGTTAAATGAAAAAACAAAAAGCTAAAATAAAAAAAGTTATGAAAGCTCTAAAGAAAGCCTCTAAAGCACATGCTGGTCAGGCAAAAACTTTGAAAGGAGTTCTGCGTGGCGGATCCAAAAAAAGGAACGGGTAAACACCCTGGTAAAAAATATGGTAGGAGACTTTATACAGATGAAAACCCTCGTGACACTGTTAAAATTAAATTCGCAACGCCGACGGATGCGAGAAAGACAGTGGCAAAAGTTAAAAAAATCTCTAAACCGTTTGCTAGAAAAATTCAAATTTTAACTGTTGGAGAACAACGAGCTAAAGTTATGGGTAAATCAAAAGTAGCTAGTATATTTAAGAAAGGAAAAGATGCTATCAGAAAAACGAAAAAAGTTTAATGGTAAATCTTATAGAGTATCTGATTTAAAAGAAGGCCCATATAAGAAAAAGTTAGTAAAAAATTTAATGAAAGCTAGACGTGATGTCAAAACTGCATTAGATAAAAAAGATAAAACACTCGAGCGTAATGCACGTAATCGGGTGCATAAATTTAAAGTTAAGTTAGGAGAAAGAGCATGAAAAAAGAAATAGTAAAAGCTTTAGAAGATAAGTATCACGCTGAAATATCAGTCGCTAATGCTACTCTAAAGATATACTTGGAAAAAGCTGTTGGGATTGGTGAGCACCCTCAAATCATAGAGGAGTGTGATAAATTAATTCTTAAAATAGCTGAAGCTGAAGGAAAATTACAAACGTTACAGGGGTATAAGGTATGATGGAAGACGGATTAGTTATAGTATCTAAGTTACAAAAACTTATGAGAAATAATTTACAGATAATTGGAGACACCATGATTACAGGTGGGGTTGACAATATGGAAAAATACAAGTATTTATTAGGACAAGCTAATACGTATCAAATTATGCTACAGGAAATCTCTAACCTGCTAGATAATAAGGAGCAAAAAAATGAAAAAGGAACAGTCATCGACCTCAACAGAGGAACCAAAAGTTAAACTTGCATTGCAAGAAAAATATAACGAAGAAGACAAAAAAGAAAATCAAAAACAAGAAAATTTAATAGATAAAGAATCTTCAAAACTACCAAAACCAACAGGTTGGAGAATATTAGTTTTACCTTTTAAAATGAAAGAGAAAACTAAAGGTGGCATAATTATGTCAGAAACAACTATTGAAAGACAACAAGTTGCCTCTCAATGTGGTTTAGTAATATCTATGGGTGATCAATGTTATGACAAAGAGAGATACCCAGAGGGCCCATGGTGTAAAAAAGGCCAATGGGTTGTTTTTGCAAGATACGCTGGATCTAGAATCCAGATCGATGGAGGGGAAGTAAGACTGCTAAATGATGATGAAATATTAGCAACCATCGAAAACCCTGAAGATATATTTCATCAATATTAAACATAGAAGGAGAAACTATGCCAGAAGAAGAAAATAAAAAAAAGGAACCAATGGTCGATATAGATACTTCAGGTCCTGAAGTAGAAATCGATCTTGAAAAAGATAAGAAAGAAGATAAGTCGTTTGAAAACGAAAGAGAAACGAAATTAGAAACTCAAGAACCAAAGGAAGAAATCAAAGTCGAAGAGATTAAAGAAGAAACAAAAAAAGAAGAAAAAGAAGAAAAGAAAAAAGAATTAGACGATTACAGTGAAGGTGTTCAAAAAAGAATTGCTAAGCTAACTAAAAAATGGCGTGAAGCAGAAAGACAAAAAGAAGCTGCTTTACAATACGCTAAACAAGTTATGGCTGACCAACAAGGTTTGAAGACTAAACTAAAAACAATAGAACCTAACTATGTAAATGCAATGGAAGGTAGAGTTACTTCTGGTTTGCAAGCTGCTCAATCAGCTCTAGCTAGAGCCAGAGAAGCAGGAGATATTGCAGCAGAAGTTGAAGCTCAAAAAGCTATTGCAAGATTAGGTGTTGAAGAGGCTAGAGTTGCTAATTTAAAAAAGGCAGCTGAAAATAAAGCACCAGAACCTAAAGATAGAACTTTAGAAGAGGTTATAGCCCCTCAAACACAGCCGTCAGATCCAAAGGCAGAGGCATGGGCTGAGAAAAACCCTTGGTTTGGAACAGACAATGCAATGACTTACACTGCGTTTGATTTACATAAAAAGTTAACAGAGGAGGAGGGTTTTGATGCACAATCAGATGAATATTATGCTGAAATAGATAAACGTATCAGGCTTGACTTCCCGCATAAATTTGGTAAAACTGAAGCAACGGTTACGACTAAACCTACACAAACAGTCGCTAGTGCGAAGCGAAGTGTTAATCCTAGTCGCAAAACTGTGAGACTCACGCCCTCTCAGGTAACAATCGCTAAAAAATTAGGTGTGCCACTAGAAGAATATGCGAAACAATTAAACATCACGAAGGAGATATAAGCATATGAAAAATAAAAAAATAGACTCTCGTGCGAGCCAAACCAAAGTTCAAGAACAGAAAAAAGTTTGGACTCCAC